AGAGCTACCGCCGCCAGTGGTGCTGTACGAAGTCCCCCATGCGCTGCCGGTGGAGTTTGGGATGCCAGCACCAGGATAGACCATACCGCCACCACCGCCGGTCGCGGTGATTGTGACCGACCCAGAAGCGTTGGCGATAGAAATGCCTGTGCCGGCAGTCAGGGTGCTCAGGGTGTAATCGGTTCCATTTCCGATCAATAGCTGGCCGTTGGACGGCGTTGTGGACAGATTGGTACCGCCCCTCGCCACCGGAATCGCTCCAGAAGTGACTTGAGAAGCCCCGATAGCAATGGAGGTATTCGAGGCCGAGGTAATTTGACCCTGTGCATTGACACCAATCGTCGGGACAGAAGAAGCTGCGCCGTAGCTGCCAGAGCTGACGCCTGTGTTGGCGATGTTGAATGTGTATGCTGGCGATTCTGTCAATCCGGTGCCAGCAGAGTACGACAGCGGCGCACCAAACTGCGAAAACACAATCCCCGTAGTCCCCAACGTGATTGGCAGCGGGGTCTGCTGGACCCAAGACGTATTAGACAGCGTTGACCCGGCGGTGATTAGGAAGAAGTCACCAGCATCAATCTGGTCAACCCCAGTACCTGCCGTATCGAAGTCAGTCGCTCGAGTCAGAATAAACGGAAGAGATCCACTGCCAACCTGTGTGACGGTATACACACCGTTGTGGGCTTGGTTGACTTGGTTTTTTACCAAAACGCGGTTCGTCGCGACGACGGCGGTGGTGTCTACCGACAGAGCGCCGTTCGCTGTTGCTGTAAGGGTCGCACCAACACCAGACGCACCGTTGTTGTATGTGCAGGACGGCAGAGCGGTTGTCGTAGCAAGACGGCAAGACTGGTGGAAGTTGATGCCCGCCGCAATCGAATCTGCATACGTCTTGTTGACGATGTCGTTGCCATTTGTGGGGGCGGTCGTGATCGTGCCCGCGGTCATGGTCACCGACGTGAATGTGCCCGCCGTGGGAGTCGTCGCCCCGATTGTGGCGCTGTCAATTGCACCACCGGTGATAGCTACATTGTTTGCGTTCTGGGTGGCAATCGTGCCCAGACCGGTGATGTCGGTGTTTGGTATCGTAGACGACGCGGTCATTGCGCCGGTACCATTCCCTTTGACATAGCCGGTCAGACTAGACGCCCCGCTGCCGCCGTTGGAAACATTAAGCACGCCGTCAAGCGTGATGACACCAAAAGAAGTCACTGGACCACCGAAAGTGGTCAAGCCGGTCGTGCCGCCAGACACACCCACGCTGGTGACTGTCCCAGCGCTCGAAGTTATTGCTGCGCTGCTAGCCGCGACCAACCGACCCTTTGCGTCCACGGTGAAAACAGGAATCTGGGTCGAGCTGCCATAAGAACCCGCAGTTACACCGGTGGAAGCAAGTTGGGTCGAATCGACGCCGCCATTGGCGATGCTCAGGGTGACGTTGCTGGAGAGTTGGCCGCCGCCAGTCAGTCCTGTCCCCGCAATTACTTGCCGACTGGTCGGTACGCCAGCGACTTGCAGCAAGTCAGCCGCTCTGATCTGGTAGTTGTTGCCGTTGTAAACTATCGGCAAAAGGCTTTCTCCAGAAGCGACAGGGGCAACGGGCAGTTGCGTTATTGTTGTCGGTATCAGATTGCTTGGAACGTCAGCCATCCTCAGATCTCCAAATACTTTTCACCATCTTCGGTGATTATGAATTCGTTGCCCTGCTCTTGGATCAGACCTGCAGGGTGCGTGTTGATTGGTGTATCTGGGCGGTTGAACGGAAGGATGATCTTGTCTTCCGTACGGGGAGCCAACCTGTACGGGTCATAATCATCCCGATCGGCATCGCACACCATCAGATTTGGGTAATTCGGATCAGGCTGAAGTTCAGACAACAACATCTTGCGAGAGCATCTAGCGCAAATGCCTATGCCGAATGTGGGTTGCCCACTTACATCCAGGTAGAGGCCGCTCATTTCGTGTACATCCCGATGGAAGGTTGGACGTAAGTGGGCGAGCCGTCATTGTCACCATCCCACGCACGCTGCATCGAAATGGCAGCTTTCTGCTCTAGCATCGGGATCAAACTCATATCGACGGAAGGCGTCTCGCCGGCAACACGAGCGGCAAGGCCATTGATGATCGCTTCCAGCCATCGGTTCGGCACTTCAACTTGCTGCTGCAAATTCTCGGTGTCCATGATGGCGCGATGTCGCCAAAGGATGAGTTGCGCACCTTCGGCTTGCAAGAACGGCGCTGGCCAAAGGTTCACGACAGGGTCAGGCAGGTTGCGCTGAAACCAGAAATTGGTTGGTCTGCCTGGGAAATACTTGTTGCTCTGATTCACGTAATTGTCACGGTTCAGAGCGCCGAGCGGGATCTCTTGCGGCAGGTTGCCCAGCAGCACTTCACTGTAGTTGATGGTACTTGCCGCTGTGATCCTAAAATATTGATAAGGCAGCGGTTCAGAGACGTCAGACCAAGTGATATCACCAGACACAGCGGAATCATTGCTGGTGCCTACGGTGATCCAAACGGTCCCATTTGAACTCGCCTGAAAGTTCAAAGGCACAGAGTTCCCGCTCCACCTGATGCCTACCGTGGTGACCGTGGTTTGAGTGGTGAAATTGACCGTGTAGCTTGTCGAGGTCGTAGTTGCAGCGCCGGTGAGCGGCTGGATGGTCCTGTAGTTGAGATTCAGCACCTCTATAGTGCCGACCGGCAGCGGAATGATCGGTTGGTTCTGGTACATCGGAAGGATGACCTTCTCGATGCACCAGCTAGGCGGTTTGATGTTCGCCATCTCGTCCAGCATGAACGCCAGAGAGTTTAAAGCGTAGTCTTGCATTTCAGGCGTGATTGCCTGAGCCGGTAAACGACAGCGCCTGAAAGCGTGATCAACTACGCTCAGGGCATTAAATGTCGTAGTCCCGACGCTGCCTGAATATGCCATGCTAACTCCATTTCATGGTTAGATGGCCGCTGGTGCAGCATGCCCAGATGAGTGAGATTATCTGCCTTAACAGGCAATAGCACAAGCCTTACTTGCGCTTCCTGCCTGCATTGCGGGCTTCAGACAGAGCGATTGCCATTGCTTGTTTGCGGTTGGTGACTTCCGGCCCCGTCTTGCTGCCGGAGTGCAGGTCGCCTTTCTTGAACTCACCCATCACCTTGCCGATTTTGTGCTGACCAGACTTAGGCACAGCGCCGCCCTTCTTCATCGGGCTGATCATCGGGGTGTTGGGGGCGACGGGCACGCCACGGCGCTCACCGGGATTCTTGTTGGCGATGATGCCGAGAACGCCGCGATCGGGTCGCATGCCAGGACCACCCGAAGGGCCGCGGTCGGCACGACGAACAGTTTCGCGCTCCATCACTTCTTCCCGCTGCATAGTCGGTGTTTCTTCGCGTTCGTGCTTCATCATCGCTTTGCGGCTGGGGTAGCGCTCGCCAGTCGCTTTCTCCACGACGCTGCCGCCCTTCTTCAACTTGGTCAGCGGCTCGCCCTTGTGCATGGACTTCTCGTGCTTGTGCACGGCAGTCTTGATCACAGCCTTGTCTTGCTTGATGTCGGTTTTATTTACTTCGCCGCCTTCCTTGTAGCGGCTACCGCCGCACGAGGCGGTTTTGCCGCCGCGAGCATAACCCTTAACCATGACCTTGCCAGAGGAGCCGGAAAAACCAGCTGGCTCTGAAAATTCAAAGTCTTTGACGTACTTGCAAGCCATGATGGCCTCCTATTTGTTGTGTCGGCAGGCAAACCTTCAACCGGCAACTTTGATCAAATACATCGCCAGCATACCAAAGGACGCAGATGCAGCACTAACAACCCAATTGATCACTTGCCCATTTTTGACTTCAGACTTTTCTAAAGTAGATACTCGAGACTCTATGGCATCTGTCTTTTCAAAAATTCTTTTGATGGTCTTGGAAGTCTGCTCTTGCCTTTCCTCAACGAGTGACAGCTTGTTCAAAGCAAGTGCTACTTCTTTGATGGCGTGCTTAACATCAACCAATTCTGATTGAATTGACTCGACTTTGTGTACCAATAAATTGGTATCAGCAATTTGGCTCATGGGCAATTCCACCTTTTGAGTGAAGCAGCTTTCCGATTGGGGGCGCGTCCGATAGAAAGAGATGCCCCTTTCTTAGCCATAATTATGCCGTTGCGTAAGTCTTGATCGCTTCAATGACAACCGTGTATATGTCACCAGCGGTAGCGTCGGCCGTGGTAAAAAGCACGTCACCAGTAGCCCCAGCACCAGCGTTGCTTGGAATGCCACCAAAAGTGGAAAAATCCATAAGGTAGTTGCTGTTTTGTGGAATCATCCAAGCAAATGTATCGGTCGTTGCGTCGAACAAAATACGAACTTGCATACCATGTGTGGTGCCCCAGACCTTATTGATCTTGACGCCATTACAAGCACGCCCAAATGCGTTCGGGTTCAACGCAGATACATCAATTTTTACAACTGCTGTTTCACCGGTACCATCAGAGATATTGGTGAACTTGCCGATGAAAAGACGTTCACCATCTAAAATGGTTTGCGAGGATACGGCGTCTGCCATGATGGCCTCCTAAGCGGATTGCAATTAAGCAATGGTGACGCCGCGATCGCCAATGATCGCCCAACCAGCAGCGGTGTAAACCATCATCACGGTGTCGCCAACAGCAGTGAAGGTGACGGTGCTGAAGCCGATCTTGGTGGTGGGGGTCAGGACTGCCGAACCGCCATCAACGGTGTGGGTGATGATCTTGATCTGGCCAACGATACCATTGGCAAGCGTCAGGGCTTGTGAAGCGCCAGTGGTGGTCAAAGAGGTCATCATGTCGGTCAGATTGACCGCGCCAGCGCCGCTCAGAGATTGAACGGTGGCGAAAACGTCACCTACGATGTTGCCGGTAACGGTGCCGATGAAACCGTTCAGCGAAGTGACCGGTCCAGTAAAAGTCGTAGAAGCCATTGTGTCTTCCTCTCATGCGAGTTGGATATTACAGTCTGCATGACGTCAGCTGGGACTGTCTGTAATATCTGGTGACCCCAGAATTGCCCCACTCGACTTGCGCCGAGCGGGGATACATCTTACATCAAACGCCAGCGGTGCCGTAGACGCCGCGCGGGTCAGTCCAACCGAACACATAACGCTCGGTGGCCTTGTAACGCATCGAGTCGGTCTCGAAGTCACCTTCCATCGACTTCTCGAGTGCACGACGCATCAGGAGCTTGAGGCCTTCCGGAGCATCGGTTTGCACCCACCAAGCGGTGGTCGAGGTGATACGCGACAGGTTCGCTTGACCTTCGGCCAGCAGCCCCATCGACTTCACGGGGTTGATGTCGTTGTCAGCGGTGCCAGTGCGGAGAACCGACTTGAGCAGCACTTCAGCTTGGAAGACGTTGCTGGGACCAGAAACGATCTTCTTGGGCGTCAGGCGGATACGCTTGCCGTTGTTGTCAACAGCATTGCGGATCTGGATCAGCATCTGCTCGAGCGACGTTTGCGACAGAGCCGCAGCGGTCGTCAGCTGGTTGCTGAACGTGCCGTTCACGATCGGGTGGCTGGTCGAGACCAGCGACACGCCGTCGCCGCCAGGATACGAACCGTTGAATGCGCGGTTCAGGATGTTGGCGCCAAGAGTTTCCTTGGTTTCGATCAGCGACTGCGCCAGATGCTGGGCGTAGGTTTGACCGATACGGATGTGGTCGCCGTCTTCCACCAGCACCTTGGTCAGCGCGAACGCCAGACCATAGACGCGGTAGAGGTAGCGCTGCAGGAACAGAACACCACCAGATTGGTAAGTGACCGCCATGCCGTCCGGAAGTTCCGGCGCAGCACCGAAGCCGTAAAGAACCGGCTCTTCGTGGTAGTTGCGCGGAATGCCCTTCTGCTCGCGGAAGACCATCTTCCACTCGTCAGCACGCTGCTCGTAAACGCCGTCGAACACCTCATTAAGGATAGGCTCGACTACTGACCGGAAGTCAGTACTGCGCATCGGAGTTGCCATGATTCATGCCCTCCTTAATTAGATTGCCGTCGTCGGATACTTGTATGCGGCTTCGTTCAGACGAACGGTCGCAATAACGTAGGCATCCGTGAGGGAATCGTTGACGTTATCTTCAAAGCCCGTGATCTGGAATTGACCTTGGGTCGATTGAAGGACGGTAAGCCAAGTGGTGCTGAGACCGGTTCGGGTCGAGCCACCAGGCGACGCAACACGCCAATCAGCCTGAGCGCCCACGGCAGTCTGAACGCTGTCAGTGCCAGGAGTGCCAGGATTTGCGTATTGCACAGCGTAAAGCGTTTCCGGATCGTCATACACCCAAGCGACGATGCTGGTTCCGGTGGTGCTTGCGGGCCAGAACGGCGAGATGGTGGGCTTGCCGGTCGCGTCATCGTACTGACAACCGGCGAAGATGCCCAGAAGGGTGATGCCATCGGTGGTACCGCTACGGGTGCCATCCGAAGTACCCAGCTGAACAACACCATCGCTGGTGAGCTTAACCGGATCGCCGCTGAAAACATTGGCTGCGTAACCGCTGGCGATTACGTAGGCTTTCGGTCGCATTTGACCACTATTGTGATACGACGGACGAAAGCCAAAAGGTGCGCTAGTCGAAGACATTGCGTGCTCCTTATTGGTAGATGGTTGCGTCAAGAGAGGTCAAACATGGCCTCTCTGTGCTCTCCCATTTCCATGTTGCCTTCACCGATCATCAATCGCGAATTGCTGGCTTTGGCCTGTTGCTCCATGAATTCGGCCGTGTCGGTGAGTTTCTCTTCCTCACGCAGCGGCGCGTCATGATGGGCTTCACGCATGAACTTTTCGTACAGCGAGATAGGCAGCTTGAAAGCAAGCATTTCGTTAACACCGATGAACCCTTGCCAGTCGCCTGTCTTGAGCGTGGCATACTCCCAGCCAGGAACGTCTTCTGGCTTCACAGGTTCATATCCGAGACGAATGCGCGTCTGGATGGAGTCACGGGGATTGGTGGTTGTCAGCCAGCAGGTGTGCCAGCCTGGGATTTTAGGCAAGTCCGGAAGTGAGGACTGGAAAAACTGTTGACGGAACATCTCAACCCGCTCATCGTCAGAGATCTCGCGATTCTGGGTCACAGCGCGATCTTCCATCGCGCGGCTGACGCGAGCCTCACCAGCAGGTTTCTTCATTCGTTCGTCATTCATATCTCGCTCCTTATCAGCGATTAGCATATATTATGTAGGCAAAAGTGCAATAAAGCAATCAAGCCCTGTTCTGTTTGTCATATTCAGCGTAACGCTTGACGTAGCGCTGCCGCAGCACGGGGTCGTCCCAAACGCCAGCCTCAATTAGAGCCTGTTTGCGTTCAGGGCTGATGTAGATTTCCTTGCGGGTTGAAGCCGGTGCGTATTCCTTGCCGGAACCAACAGCGGGACCGCCGCGTGGGGTGCGTTCAGGGCGCTTGGGCTGACCGAACTTCTCAGGGAGACGGCGCGATGCACGCTTGCGCAGTTCATCCCAATACTCTTCAGTTTGCGGGTCGTAGCCATCCTTAGCCAATGCTTGGTCGATCGCAATCACAACAGCAGACTCTTCGGTGCGACCTTGCGGATCGTACCAAGGGTTCTCGTCGATGAACTCCCTGGCATAAGACATCGTCAAGTCGTCCAGCTGGTTCGGATCAGGGCGCGGTTGTTGCTGGGCCGCTTGTTGCTTGGCGTAGTTGAGTTGCTGCAACTTCACCATGGCTTGATCGCGGAACCGCATCGCTTGCGCTACATCTTCACCGTTGCCGGCTTCGATAGCCTTTGCGATCACCCGCTCAGCCATCTGAATCTCGTTAGACGCCTGACCGATATGGGCGTCGTAATTGTTCAGATCGCTGAAATGCGCACGCTGCTCTTGTGCGGTGAGCCGCCGCTCCAAGTCGTCGTTGCGTTTTCGCAGGAAGTCTAGTTCAACCTTGTCGCGCGTGATAGCCTTCTCACGGCGGTCGCGACGTTCGTGTTTTTCCTTGCGGCGGCGCTCACGGATTTCAGCACGCTCGTCTTCGTTCTCATCGGGCGAATCTTGCGCAATTCGTTCGTCTTCGTCGTCGTGCTGTTCTGGCTCGTCTTCTACAACAACCAGCTCTTCTTGCTGCTGGTCTTCATGATCGAGGTTGTCGTCGTCCTCGGCGAGGACGTCACCTTTGCGTGCCATAGATCATCTCCTTCAGATGAATGCGCGGATGGCCAGAGGGTCACCCGTAACTCGACCAATGATGTCGAGGTCGTTGAAAATCACGTACATCGCCGTCTCACCGTTTTCCAAAGGAACTTCCCAACGGTCGCCGCCGTACTTTGCAACACGGACGTAGTCACCGGTAGCACACCAAGAGCCTTCCGGCCAGCTCTCCATGGTGTTGCGGTTCTTGAAAGCAAGAGGGCCGATGTTGATGACTTTGGCTACTTGGGTGTTCCACTTTTCAGTGTCACGCGAGCCTGTGTCAATGATGATGCCGCCTGCAGACTTCTTCTTGGGTGTGCGGATTTGCACCAGAACGCGGCTTCCAAAGGGCTGGATTCCAGGATCTGCATCCGGAAAAGCCTCTTTCAATGCGTCCTCAGAGGTCATTGTCAAAGTTTTTCTCCTCGTCAAGGATATTTAAGAGCACGTTGAGCGCGTGGTCGTAACCTGCAACCACACCCGCACGATACCCGTACTCAAAGGCATCGCGAACTTGTGGCCGCTTCAAGGCTTCCAGCGCAAAACTCTGCTGGCTGGCCTTGAGGCGGTTGAGCAACTCCTGCGGGACGTTCACGCAGGGGTCTTCGGTCCAGCCGGCATCTTACCTGCGGGTAGGGTTTGTCCGGTGATCTTTTGACCAGCGGCCATTTGCTTGTGCAGCTTGACGCAGCATCCAGTCATCGGCACGGTACCAGTTCCAGGCTTGTCCATGGTTGATCCTTAGTAGTTGGGGTTGGGGTTGATGCCTGTGCCTGTCGACACGGCGACCTTGTCTCCGCTGGCAATCTCTGCCGCCGCAAGACGCATGGCGGTTTGGTTGTCTGCGGCGTTCATGCGCTCGCGAGCCTCGAGTTCTGCTGCGGTGCGCTCATTCTCCGACATCTGACGCAGCTGCTCTGCCTGCATCTTTTCTTGACGATCCTGCTGGCGGTCCGCCAGCTTCTGTTGCTCGATCTGAGCTTGCTGAGCGAGTTTCGCTTGATCGCTTTGCGAGCGCTGTTGCAGCGCTTGACCTTGGATCTGCGCATTGAGCTGAGCAATCTTCATCGAGTTGTCTGGCGGCATAGGCGGCTGCGGCTTGAACTGCTCTGCCGCCTGATCCAGCTGGGCCAACTCTTGGGCGAACTGCGGGCCGAGTTGCTGTTCGATGAGCTGTTGAACGCGCAAGATGATGTTTGCTTGCTGATTCGCGTCATCTTCAATGAGATGCTGTTTCTGCGCTTGATCAACCGCATCATGCGACTGAGTCAGGTAATAGTTCAGCAGGTGATCGCGCAAGTGCGAAGCGATTGGGTACATGTAATTCTTCTGAATAGAAGGATTCATCCCAAACATCGGCGACTTCAAGAACGACATGTGCACCTTTATGTGCGCGATGTGGTCTTGTTGCGGCAGCACATAGATCGGACGGCTCATAGAGGCGGCTACATTCTCGCTGACCGGATCCATGTCTTCAGATCCAGGCGCAGGTTGCAGCACATCCTTGTCTTCGACCTTCATGGTGCGCAAGAACAACTCTTCAACCTTGCGCTGATCGTACATCCCTGGCATCATCGCTGCGCGCTGCATGATCGCCTGGACCTGCGCGAAGCGTTGCGTCTCGCTGAAGATGTTCGGGTCACTGATCGGCACCACATCCATCGGACCGTCGAAGTCGGAAGGGTCGATCTCAATACCCGCTTCTTGCGCCTTGATGTCTTCGGTGGTCAGATATGCGCTGTTGATCCGATGCAGGATCTTGAACGCTCGCGCCATCGAGTTGTGCAGCCGCCCGTGAATGGAGCTGAACACGACCATGCCCTGCTCGATGAGCGCCATGGTCGTGCCGACTGGCTGATTCGGGTTCTGGTCAGAGAGTTTCTCGAACGAAGTCTGCACAACACCTTTGCCAGCATCCACAAGGAACCCTAGCAGCTGGAACAGGGTCGGCGAAGGGCCACCGAACGGCAGCGGCATCGCCAACTTGCGCACGTCGTCCACAAGTGCGCCGCCTTCGAGTTCAACCACTTCGGTCGGCTGGACGTTGATGGTCTGACCGCCAGGACCACCCTTCAGCTTGAGCAGTGTTGGGATGTTCTGGATGTGAGCGCTATCCATCAGAGCGCGCAGCGCCCCAGTTGCCGCGCCGCTGAGACCACCGATAAGGTGCGTCAGGCCGATTGGGTATGCGCCGCGCCAAGGGATGAACGGGAACTCGACGATCCATTCCAGCTCCCTGCGCATCTCGTCTTCTGGCTCCCAGTTGCGGTAAAGCGCAACAGCCTTGCTGCTGGTCTTGTCGATGCTGATGATGTAAGGCTCGACGCCGTCACCAAAGTCCAGATTGGTGTAAATCTCGAAAACGGTTCGCAGACCGTCTTCGTTGTATGTTGTTTCCTTGCGGCCCTCGATCTTGTCGTTGGCCTTGGACGCCTTGCTGAACTCTGGGTCCATCGGCGAGCTGAGGTCAACGTCGATGTACATGCCAGCCTTCACCCGACGCTGATACTCCATCTTGGTGATGTACTGCACGTGCGTCTTGCGTTCAGCCGTGTAGAAGTTGGTGGCAGCAAAGGGCAGGTAAACGTCGTCAATCGGGATGAACTCAGCGCTCGGGCGGCGGTACTGAGAATTCCAAAGCAGCTTCAGGTATTGACCGCCGCCCAACGGCAACTGGGTGCTCAGCTGTTCAAGTTCAGCACGGAACTCTGGCATCTGCTCGGTGAGCTGCCAGTTCATGAACTCTACCTTGCGCTCCGCTTTGAGGAACTTTTCCTTGTCGATCTCGCCGTGGATCTTGGCTTTCACCGGCCCACCAGGAGGAAACACCTCTTTCATGAAGCGAGCGCTGAAGTCCACGCAAGCCTCGACCAGCATCGGGTGCACAACTTTGTTCGCGCCAGAGAACTGTGCGCCGCCAGGAGCATCATCACCCAGACCGGTGCGGCGCAACCCTTCTTCGTATTGCTTGTCGCGCTTCTCGCGTGCGTCTTTGTCCTTGCCGATCTTGTCCAGCAAGTCGGTGACAGCCTCTTCGAGGAGCTTCTGATCTACATCGTCAACGATGTTGGCGAAGTGCTCTTTGTTGATCTGTTCGTCGGCCTCGTTCTCAAAACGAATGACTGCACCGCCGTCTTCGGTGTCTTCTACCTCTGGCTGTTGTTCTTCAAATTCGACGATGTCGCCTTGATCGTCTTCGTTCATCTCAGCCATATTGTTCCTCGTAGAACTTGTTCACGACAGCGTCGACTGCTTCGGGATCGAATTCTGCACGAACTTTGCCGCCTTGGGCGAACAGTTCTTGCTGACCGCTGGATTGCGGTTGGGATTCGTATTCGCGCATCTTCTTTTCGAGCCACTTGTCGTAAGGAATCGGATTGTTGGTCTGATCCATTTCCTTGTTGTAGATGTCGCGGTAGCGGCCCTTCTGCTCCAGCTCCTGCTTGAGCATCAAGGCTTTCTCGCGGCCTGGAGACATCTCCTTCATGCCAAGGTCGAGAGCCTTCTGGCCGTACTTCTCCATCAGAACGCGCAACAATCCACCACCGGCCATGTTCACGGCTCCTCCTTTTGCGAACGGCATGTCGTCTTCCCAGTCGAGGTCAATGGTGGGTTTGGGGGCTTCACGCCTGCCTCGCGCCATCTGGGTGAGGAGGTCAGCGACTTTGTCTGCGTCGACACTGCGCATGATGTTGCTGGAGGGAATCTCCATGCCAGCCGCTTTCAACGCTTCGAGGTCTTCCTTTGTGGCTCTGCGCTTCAAATTGCCGACGTCGCTCATACCTGCATTGTACAGGTCTTCTGATCTAGACCAAGGCTGCGACAGAACGAAATCTTGCACGAACGGCTCTGCCTCTTTGGAGACTTGACCGTTTTGGAACCCTTTGATCTGGTTCAGGATTGGTGTTGGTTCGTCGAACAATTCTCTGCCGGTGTCCCTCGCAAATGCATTGTACCGCTCTATGCCGGTTTTGGGGACGGGGAAATTTGGGTCTGCAAGCAATTTTTCACCGAGCCACTGGTTGTATTCGGTCAGTGCATTTTCAGCTTCGGTGTAATGCATATCGTCGAAAGGCGACCAGCTTCTGTCTGGAATATTCACCTCGATGGTTGCATGCGGGTGGCCTTCTGCGTCGCGCAGACTGAAAATACGCGACATATTGCACGCAACGCTTTCCCCATACTGGCCGACGCAGTGTTGCAACTTCTCGCCTTCATAACCAAGCGCTTCATCAACTATCGGCTGGTTCTGGTGCTTAATCGCGGCAATTTGTGCTTCTTCCGGTGTATCGTGCATCATGCCGTAAGAATCACGTGCGCCTTTGTCGTCTACGAAGAAATACTTTGTTTCACCGCTATTCGGGTACGTGAAAGTCTCTATCTTGTAGCCTTCTGGCAGCGGCGCATTCGGATCAACCTCGGGGTGTCCGATCTCGACCCAGCGCATGCCCTTTTCGTTGGGTTCGCCGGTAAAGGGTGTTGTTTCGTATTCCCTGAACGGCAACGTGGAGGCGTTGTTGGCTATGCGTTTTTGCTCAGAGAGGCGCAGACCTTCCCTGTAGCTGTTGATCTTGTCGACCAGTTCAACCGCTTGCGGCACACTGAGTTTGTCCAGCTTTTCTGGATTAAGGCGCAGATTCTCAGGCAGGTCGCTGTCGTATCTCACAGCGTCTTTCAAAGCGTTCAGCATCTTGTCAAACCCCATTCTGGTGGTGTTGGCGCCATAAATTCTGGTTTCAGGGTCAACTTTTGCTAGCCAAGGGTTATCTTCGGTAAAATGTCTCGCGCTGACCAATTGACCTGCTGGTGTAGAGCTGACAGCTTCATCCGTCAGGCCTTCGAACTGTTTCGCCAGCAAAGCGCCGCGCTGAGTCTCCGGATTCATGCCGGAGTCTATCCAGCTTTGTTGCGCAAAGCCTTCTCTCGGGTAACCGGCAGCTTTGCGCTTGTCTTCGACCTCGAGCGTGTAGTAAGGCTCGGAACCTTTAAGGGTTGGTTCATCCATGTAACTGCCGGTGAGCCGCTCAATGAATTCGCGCTCTTCTTTCAGCTGACGGATGCGCGCTTGCGAGCGGGTCATCATCTCGGGCGTGAACGGTTGGCCGTCTGCGGTCATGCGCCCAGCCATCGCGGCTTCCATGTCCGCGGTGGCTTTTGCAATCTGCGCGTCTTTTTCGGCCAAAGATTTGTTGCGCGTGATGCCGAAGTTCTCGATCTGCAGGCGCAGCGGGTCTTCCGGCGTCGCCATCTCATTGCGGATGTAGTTGCCCAGCTTCTTTTCAGCCCAGCCTTTCAAGCGCTGTACCGGTGCTTTGCCGGAAGTCATCTCCTCGAAGGCTTCTGGATAATTTTGTTGCACCCACGGCCAAAAATCTTTGCCGTAATCCATGTTGTGATTGCCGGTGGCGCGGAATGCTTCTTCATAGCCTTCCAGCAGAGAGGGGTAATTGGCTCTGATGAAGTTGCCCTGAGCGCCGGTGAACCGATTGGGCTTTGCGGGGTCGGGGTCGTATATTAAATTGCCGCCCAATCTGTGATAACCGAGGAGTTTTTCATTGGTCTGGCTGGAGGGGTAGTTGCCGCCCTTGGGTTTTACGGCGTACTGAATGTTGCCGCGCTCTTCCATACGCTGACGCAGCGGCTCGTAAGCCGCGTCTGGCGTGCGCAGCGCTTGCTCCGCTGCGCGCTCTATCTTTTTGACCCCAGCACCTGAATATTTGTCGACCAGATCCATCAGCGACTTGCCGACACCTTTGACAAAACCGCCAAGCGCGAAGTTTTCTATGCCCCCAATCTTGTTCGCTATGTCGTTTAACGCATCTCTGCTCATGAACCTCGGAGTGCCTTCCGGCAACAAACCTTGCAGATCAGGGATGGCTGTTGTGTCGACGATGCCCATCCTTTTAACATCACCCAGACCATTTCTGGTCAAATTGATTGCTGGTTGTGAATTCAGATAGTCCAGAACGAAAGGCGCCGTCTCTTTAGACGGTGGGCCATTTTTATAACCTTTGATCTGCATCAAGTCTGGGTCATTAGAAATGCCGCGCTGCATCTCAACCGTGGCGTGTGGCTTACCTTTCGAATCACGAAGAGAAAAGATGCGTGACTCGCCTTGAACAACACCCTCACAATAACCGCCTACACAGTGTGCGAGTTGCTCACCTTCGTATTTCAGGGCGTCTTCGAGCGCGTTGCTCTCTATGCGCTTGCCAGCGCTTTTGATTGCGGCCCCCGGCGTTTGCCCAGCGCCAATCTCCAAACCGCGCTCATTCGTGTCGCGCAGCGAGTAGTAAGTTCCACCAGCCTGGTTCCTCATTTCGCGCAGTTCATAACCCAAAGGCAGGTTGTCTGCAGACCACGAAGGCTCTCTCAACTCAACCCA